TTTACCTGTTTGTGCGGTTTGGGATGTTATTAACTTTTGATAGCATATATTGAAATTTTTTGGTAGTCCCTCGTCATTATGTACCGCTTCAATAATCTTCTGAGAATTAATAGGTTTATATTTTTTCATGTTTGATAAAACACGGAATTTGACCAATTCTGCCTCTTTAGTTTCTTTTGACGATAAGCTACGCAAATTTTTCTTTTTATAGTGTTCCAAAATGGCTGGGGTTATCACGTTAGATATCTCCTGCTGTGCATATTTTGCCCAAACCATAGTATTCAAAAAATCACCAATGTCATCTGCTATTGTTGCAGAAGTACGAGGCTTGAATTTTCTATCACGATTTGAGCCAGGAGCATCTTTGGAGTTCTTAGGACGCCCTTCGCCTGCTTTCCCCACCGGACCACCATCTTGAGGCACATCTCCGGCAGGTTCTTTTGTCTCTTGGTTTTTCAATTGTTTGTCAAACGGAGCTATATCTTCATCATCATCAACATCCAATCCAGCCTGCTTAGGAGTTATATAGCCTCTAGATAAAGCGGTCTTAGCAAGTTCATGAATCTTTTCTGTAGAGAAATATGGTCCTGCCTGAGGCATTCTGGTTCCCTTGTCTCTTTCTTTTTGTTCGCGTCGTTTACGCAAATCTTCTAATTCTGGAGACTCTCCCAATTTTTCTATCAACAACTCATCACTAATAATATTGCGGTCCCAAGCCTGAATTAACAATGCCTTCAGTGCTGCCTCATCCTTTAAAACCATATTATCAAAGGAAATCGTTGGGGCCTTTTGCCATCCCATAGCTTGGCGCAGTAGTTCTAATTCTTGCTCCCAGAAACATGTGACGGCCTCTCTACCATATTCTAAGCGCTGCACTAAAGTTTGCAAAGCAATAAAATTATTAGTAGCTCCTCCGTCATGCGTACTACCCGTAAGAGTAGCAGGCACACCTATGCCGCTATGAATAGCATCATACACAGGCTCATATTTACTTCCTCCCAAAAATTGGTGGACGTTTGTGGAAGCGTCTTCAAAATTAAGCTCTGGTCCCCAAATTAGGTCAAATGAACCGCCTCCAGGATTACTGAGAAGAATATCGGCTAATTTTGAGATTGCCGCATCAGTAGGCAACAAACCCTTGTCCAAGTCCCCAAGCTTCCAAATTCGAATCTGTGAAATCGCACCATCTAAAGCAGCGAGGTCGGCCAATTTCATTTTTTCTAAAAGAACCAGGTCATCTAAAATAGCCTCTAGCATGGGAGATGCCCAAGGCTCCCAATCATCTTGTTTATATCCATGAACAGACAGTCTGCTATTATCTAGAGGCAAAAGGTCATCTCCGCGCATGGCTGCCGCTTTTAAATCTTTAGGTAGAATTGCAATAAGCTGTCTATCCATTTCATTCTGCGGAGTCTGTATTTTCATACGTAGAGAGCCAGTAATCTTTAGAGCATATTCTCTTTTGCCTATAAATTGAGAAAGTTCTCCACCAGCAACTTCTAAAGACATGGGGTTTAAAAAATTGTAGCCGCTTGGAATATTGCGCTTTTGAGTTTTTAGCGACGGAGGTGATTTTTCCGTTGGCTGCAAAACATCGTCACCCGCTATAGCTAGGCGTCTTTCTTCTGACATGGCAATTTTAGCCATGCGACGTTGTGCGATGGCAGTACCCAAACGATAGAAATAATTCAAAAATCTTTCAGTTACCGTATGTCCTCTAACTTTATGCTTAAACCAGCGGCGCGCAAAGCGTTGTATACGCTTATTTGGATGATGAACCTTGACACCCTGAGAACCAAAGTCAGACATCAAATCAATAACATTTCTTACAATTCCAACTCTTTTATATGCTCGATTACATGTAAATTGAACTTCACGCCGCTCGACGGGAACAGTTTCTCCTGGGCGATATGCTTCATAATCGCTACGCCGAAATTCATTGCGTACAGAAGTATTAGTATGAACATCTTCCCAACGCGTACGAGTGGCCACGGCTTGATAGCCTTGCAGGGCTTGTGATTTGTCTAAGGCATTTTGTGCTTCTTCAGGCTTTGAGGGGTCAAAAGTTACAAATGCCAGTCCTTGAGAAAGATGAGACTGAGAGATATTGTTTGTTTTCAGTGGGTCTTTGCGCTGTGCCATTATTTATTGTGTCCTTTTGAAAGCGGCGTATACAATTAAATTGCATTAGCATTGCAATACTATTGTATAATACACCATTAATTTCGTCTTATGCCTATTCCATAAATGCCATTCATTTGTCCCACAAGATGCTGCGGCCCAGTATAAAGAGGCCCGTTTTTGCCTTTGTCTATCTGTCCCGCAAATCCTCCGGCATGAATATATGGCTGTCCTTCTAATTGATGCTCCATGACATGACAAACCTCATTTGCCATAAGTATGGAAGAATATCTGTCCTTTCGCATTCTACCCTTTTTTCCTCCAGGCTCAACGGTTGATGGAGTATCCCATTTATCTCGTCCGCTTGGTGTTTGAGAATGTTCAATGGTTGTCAATTCGTCTTTGAGCGCCTCAATTTCTATTACACAATCCTCTAGTGTATCATAATATCTTTCGTATTTCTTGTCTTCAATTATTGCTTCAGATAGCAGGACAGTATCAAATCTAGGAAATAACAAGGTCTTTGTCTCCAAGTCTTTTCGTAAATCATGGTTTGCGCTATGCGTGAACTCTGCTTTCGCAAATTCAATCATATGCAGAATATGCAAACCGGCTTCGCCATCTGATGGCTTGTCAGTTTTTTCCCAATAAAATGGATTTTTTTCGTCGCTTTTATGTCGTATGTATGGCCAAAGTGGTTGTTCACCCTCATATAAGTTAGATATATCATGAAGGGCTTCCATGACTGCAATACCTCCTCCTTGCGCATCAATAGCAACATGGTCAGTTGGAAATACTTTCATTAAATCTAAAATTTTGCGTGCACAATAACTATAAAAGCTTTGTAGGTTAGTTTGTTTTTTAGATTTAAGTCTTTCTCTCATAAGCTGTCTATTACATGTCCAACAGTACACTGCACGTCTATGAGAACCATTAATCTCTAAAACAATAATAGAAAAATTATCAGTTTCAGATGCGGGGTCAATTCCATACACATATTTTTTGTTAGGGTTTCCTATTAGCATAACATCAAATTCTATATTATCACCACTTGGCAACATAATTGGGTCATTAGTAACACAACTTTCTATTAGACTGCGACGATAAAACCCCTCAGAATCCTTAGCAAATACAGCCTCATATTCCATTGCATATCTAGTAGTATTTAACATGGCCCGAGCTTGTAGAAGCTGTGATTGGTCCATAAAACCTTTAGGAAGTGTTGTTGAGGGTAATCGTATAACACTATATTGGGTCCAATCAAATCCCTCTGGCATTGGACCTTTAAATACATGCTCTTCTAAATAATTCTGCCTGCCCCTGCTTTGAACAATATGTCTTTGTCTTAGAAAATAATCATAAAAGTGATTAAAAGCATAGTAGGCGGTGCCAGAAATAATTGTTTGGTTACCAAAGTCTGCCTCATCTTCTATATCATCTGCTATATCATACATTCCCATTTTACGCAAAGTCTCGACCTGCGCTTCTTCTTTAACCCGTTCGACAGGATTAGCGGCCACAGAACCAAAGCCTTTGATAACTACTTCAAAGATTTCTTGGGGAATAGAAGCGAATTCGTCAGCAATAATGTAATTGGCACGCAAACCACGAATTTTGGTTCCGTCACCCAATGGGATAGCAATGATTTCGCTGCTGCCAATATAAAAATTACATCGGTCAATATCTCTTTTTGGACCCATCCCTTTACCGGAGCCAACCATGTTCTTAAAGACCGGAGAGCCTTTGTAAAATCCTTCCATATATTCAAAGAGAAGCTTGGATTGACGAAAGGCCGCACCTACAACAATTACTTTACAGCCTTGATGGAAGATAGCTCTCATTACTGCATATAAAGACAATATCCATGTTTTACCTCCACCGCGTGTTGCAATCAGCATAGGAAATTTTCGAACCCATAGTTCTTGTAGAAGAGCTAATTGGAATGGAAGAAGGTCGATATTAAAAAGATACTTACATGTGAACCAGAAGTTTTCTGGCTTTCTCATATAGTCGAGAAACTCTGAAATAGGATTATCGTACTCATGGTCAGGGTCTGTAAGCATATTACGGAATTGAATTTTGTCCGTATCGCCCAAAGAAAGATGGGCATGATGTAAAAGCCTCTCTATATGGGCTTTATCTTTGAATACTATTTTAGACTCTGGTGGTCCAGGCGCTACGCCATCATTCATTGTGTGCCTCTATAAATCTTTTGCAGATACTAGAGCAAACTTCTTGTCCTTTATCTCCACAAAATAACATCGGAATCTTATATTTCTGTTGTATCTCAATAAAAGTTTTTAATAGAAATGGTCCGCGTAATTTCATAAAGCGCTGGCGTCGCTTAGGAATGCTTGTGCCTTTGGGGAACTCAAGAAGCTCGGGTAATTCAAAT